TAATCTGCGATTCGAGTAAGGCGTCCTGCTTTAGCAGTTCCGCCGGGTCGGGCGGATCCACAATGCGGGCGTGGCCCTTTAGCTGAGCCACGGTAACCGGCTCCTCCTCGGGAGGCGTAACAACAATGATCTCGTTGAACATGGTTCAGCGGTTGTCGCGGTTCTTTTGGTCCTTGTCGGCGGCTTTACCGGCATCGGTGCGGGGTGGCGCGTCCTTATCCTTGTCCCGCTCCTCATGGCCCCGGCCCACTTTGCGCTTGTCGCTGTCTTCCTGGGTTTCGGCTTCGCCCACGGTGTCGGCCACTTTGATCTTTTCAAAGCGCCCGAGCCGGTTGCGCTCCCGCTCTTCGTACTCCTTGGCTACGCGCTTGCCCTCGGCTTCAAGAAAGGCCCGCCGCTTAGGGTCGATCTCGGCCCCGCCCTTTACCGGCACAATCTCAACGTGCTTGTCACGGTCCTTGTCCTTGTCCGCTAGCGGCCCGCTGTAGCCTTGGGTGCGCTCCTCGGGTGACTCGCTATCGCTGGTTTCCCCCATAAGCCCCTGTGTGCGTTGCTCCGGGGTTTCGGTGGTTAGCTTTTGGCCTTTGTCTTCGTACTCATGCGCCATCTTGTTTTGGTAGTCCTTGAGCGACTTGCTTTCGATGGCCATGTCGGAGCGGATTAGCTCTTGGGCGTAAGTGTCCTCAAGTTCAAGCACGGTGCCCCGGTGTATTACCTCGCCTTTGCGGTCACGCGGGCGAAAGGTTTTGGTGGCTGTTACTGTTTTCATAAAGACCTCCTTTAAAGAGGACCGCCCCCGCCTTAGAAGAGTCCTTCGACAAAGGCTGCGGGCGTGTACACCGCAAAGGCCAACCGTTCCTCGGCCAAAATACTGACCATATTGCGTACAAAATCATCCTCATTTTGTCTCGCTATTTCCACGGTTGCATTCATGCGATCAAATATTTGAGCGCCGGTTGCAAAATTGCCCACAAGGAAGGTGCCCGCTGGCATGGTTAAGGACTCCACCACGCGGTAGCCCCATAGCCTTGGCGTTGTTTGCGCGACGGGATTCGAGAGGATGTAGTTGCCCTTATTGGCCCCGCCCTCTTCGGTCTTGACCAACTCAATGTCGTGCCAATCCTTTGGTGCCAGCACGATAGCCGTTGGCAAGTACTTGCTCAGCGTTACTTGCAGTAAGGCGTGGCGAAGCTTGTCGATCTTGGTGTCACCGGCCACGTTCATGCTGGCGTTGTATACCGCCGCTTGTGGAATCAGTCCCAACTGGTTGCCGTTGTTGCCGTCGCCCAGCAACAATTGCTCCTCTTCCTCCAGCGCCAAGCCGTACAATAAACGGTTGTTTATTTCGGATTGCAGCATGGGCGCATCGTCCAATATTTGGCGGCTGGCCTTCATATAATGGCCGATTGTTGACACCGGGCGCTGTACAAGCGTCCAGGAAAGCGTGCTTTTCGGTTTTAGGGCACCGTCAATATATCCGGCGGGTGAACCAACGGGGCTGGTGGGACTCCATTGCGGCCCCGCATTATTTGTAAAAGTATTTTCTTTTACAAACTCAATCATATTGGTGCTGGTGCGCCCGGTGGGCAGCAACGTGCGCACCGTAAGCGGAACATTGGGGATGCCGGTAATACCGGCAATGCGCTGCGGTGCAAGCAGCGATGTCGAGTTGGTGGTAACCAAGTCGCCCGCCGCCTTCTCGGCTTGCCAAAAGCTTGCAACCTCAACCTTGCGGCTTACGCCCGAGCGGGCGGCAACCGCCTCTTTAAACTGTTCGCTCTCGACAAAGGTCTGCCCAATGCTCTTGGACTCTTCCTTTTGCTTTGGCCCCCACTTCTCCAGGTCGTTAACCTTGGCTTGCAATTGCCCAATGGTTTCGGCAACCTTGGCCTTTTCCGAATCCTGCGCCGCTTTGGTTTCGTTGTAAGCGTTGGTTAACCGTTCGCAGTCTTTGGCCATGGCCACAAGCTGTTCTTTGGTCTCGGACGAGATAGCGCCTTTGGTGCGTATCTCCTCGATGGAAGCGTTGGTTTTATCCGCCTGTTTTGTGATGAGGGTCTTTACCTCATTAAGCAGTTCCATTTGATCCATTGGAAAGGGTTCTCCTTGATAAATTTTCGGAATCGGTCACGCCGCGATACTGCTTAGAAAAGCCTTTGCATCGAAGTCATCGTGCATTGCCTTTAGTGCCCGCCGTATCGACTCGTCCTCACGTTCCTGTTCCTCCGGATCCACGTCCCGCTTCTCCGTCAGTAAGGTTTTAAAGCCCTCAGCGATTGCCCGCTTGGCTTCCTTAGCCGTCAGGCCAAATACGTCCCGTAGTTGGTCTTCGACTTCTCGCGCCGTCATCTCGCCCAAACACTTAACCCGGTTGACTACCGCGCTTGGGTTCATGGGGAACGGCGTGGCGCTGTATTCGTGCAACTCGATTTGCTTTAACAGCCGCACACCGCCGTCCATAACAAAGCCTTTTTCGGGCACGCTGTACCCGATGCTTAAGCCTTTGAGAGCGCCCATGGTCATAAGCTCATGCACCTCGCGCCCGAGTTGCGTGCCCATGGCCAACTTGGCCCGCACGTACAAGCCGCGCTGGTCCTCGCTGGCGCTCTTGCCCACGCCGACAATTTGATTGCGGTCGTGGTTAAACAACATGGGGATTTCCCCTTTGGTCTTACGCAGCGTGGTTGTAAACGCGCCGGGTAATACCTTGTCCTTGCCTAAATCGAGGTCATAGGTGGAGGCCCATCCTTCCATCTCGCCTTCGCCGCCAAGCTGCTTTACTTCAAACTGGAACTCCAGCTTTTCGATTTGCATAATGCGCCTCTCCCGTTCCTCTTACTTTTGCGGCGGCGGCAACCGCTTGCGCCGCACTTCCCAAATCAGCACGCCAACCGCTACGGCCACGATCAACACCACAAGCGCGAACTCGTTTTGTGGCGATAGATTGCTCATTCGATAACCACCTCCGCTTCGGTTTCGATCCACACCTTAGCGCCGCACCCGAGCGGCTTCTCTGGCCTGTACACCACTTGGCTCGGCCCAAGGATGGTCACGGTCTTGCCGTAGTAATTGCGCCCGCCCCGCTTAACCGTCAACACCGGATCGGTGGCACCGCTTTTACGGTTGGCGTCGATCTTGTGGCGGTTGACATGTATGCGGCTGATCATGCGTTATACTGGCCTCAAGGTTCATATAGAGATTTAAGTTAATCCCCAGAAGGCCCGGTTTCCCAGACCGGGCCTTTCGCTATTCGTAGCGGACCTCGTAAACCTGCGTACACCGGCATTGGATAAGGTTGTTACCGCTTGCGCCTAGGCTGGAATCGCCGGGGAACATCAGCCGTTGGCCCATTACGATGTACGGCACATCCATGTGCTGTTTCTGCCCATGCGCATGGGCGTGTGCATCCCTAGTGCGCCGGTCAAAGGTGGCCAACCACTCCTTGTTCAGCGGAAGGTGGCTGGCCTTAGCCGCCGCATGGCTGCCGAGGTTGCTGGCGCTGATTACTTCCGTCCGCGCAATGCGCTCGGCCCTTATGTTGCCGAAGCCCCCGTACATCCCCTGTAGGCGCTTGGATAGCTCAAACGTGCCCTCGCCCGCCGCCGTGCCCGCCGCCAGTTCGCGCCGGATAGATTCCTTGGTGGTATCGCTAACACCCACAACCCGCTTTGCGCCTTCGGTGGCAATCCAGTTAAGTACGATCTCGGTAAAGATGTCCGCGCCCAGCTTGGTTTGTATGTCGTACCCGCCGGTCTTAAGGCCTTGCATGGTGCGCCGCCCGAAGTCCTCGCTTACGGCAAGGTATAGGCGCTTGTACAGCAACTCCCACGCCGGTTCTTGCTTGGTAACCGCTTTAATGGCCGCGCCTTCACCGCCATCACGGTACGCCTTAAGCACAAAGTTGGATTCGATCTCGAACCGCTCGGCAACCTCGGCTTCGGCCCGCACGTACCATAGTTCGCGGCGCTCCTCGAAAGCTTTGCCGTGGTTGTCCTTTTCTTCCTCGCTAAGGAGGTTAAAGGCCTTGAACTCGTACCCGGCGTATAGCTTTTTGCCGGTGCCATTGCTGATAACGGCTACCGGCTTTTTGGCACCCGCCGGTTGTCCGTTGGCTCCCGGCGCACCATCCGGCGGAGCGTCCAGCGCCAGCGGTGGAGGCTCAGGCGTAGCCGGTACTTCAGGCTTTGTAACATCGGCATAATAGCCGTCCTCGTCGTCGGGAATGGCATCGTATTTAAGCTCGTCGCGGCCCTCGCTGCGCTTGATAAGGCCCACTTCGAATAACGTCTTAACGCGGGTGGCTTGGGTGTCTCTGTCCTCGGCTAAGGCGTCGATGGAATCCTTATCGAAATCTATAAAAGCCCCGTCGTACAAAGGACTTAGCCAGTTGTTAAGCGCATCCCGGAGTTTGGTTAACGCCGGGATAACAGCCTCTGTATATAAGGACCGGCGCTCCTCCCTGCTATTTGCATAAGTCTTTACCTGTGTATCACCTACCATTCCGCTGGGAACCCCAAACACCGCTGCAATGTCTCGCTTCGAAGACAGCTTGGACTCGTTCAGCGCCCCATCCACCGGCTTGTAGCCCATCTCCTTCCACTCGGCGTCTTGCAGTACCAACACCTCGCCCTGATCCGCCGCCCGCTTAAGGCCCATTTTTAGGTCACGCACCTGTTGGTCGGTATACCCGGCACCGCCGCGAATGGTAACCGCCCCCGGTGGGTAGCCTTTCTGTAACAGGCGCTTGTACAAGGCGCTGGCCTCGTTGCTTGTGTCGATGGTGTACGCGGCGGCTTCCAAGGGGCTCATCCCGTAGTAATCGTCTAGCGGGTTATAGAGCTTCAAATGCAACATTTCCCATGTGTCAAAGCGGATGGCATCGCCCCCGGCTTTGTACTCATAGCCGCCAACCATGGTCCTTACGTTGCCCTTGATCACCTTGATACGGTCTGGCCGATGGCTGTACAGGAACACCGGCGGCTGGCCCTCGGTGCCTCCACTGCGCTCGATGTAGGCATTGCCGCTGATCATCAGGTAGCCTAGGACGCTTTCCTTGAAGTCGCTCTCGTTGCCGTACTCATTCGGTTGGCGTAACAGCTTGAGCAGCGGGTGGCTTTCCTTAACGCTGGTGCCGCCTTCCTTGTTATTAACGAGCCACGGTATCTGCCTTGCGCTGCGGATGATTAGATTGATGCAAGCGTAAACATCGGCATTGGTCTGGT